TTCCTGCTCGGCAACAGCCATAACCATGTAACCTTGGTTTGACCAGTCCCACTGCTTAATATCTGGCGCGTACAACACGCCGGCGGTACTTTCGGCCATCTGATGAAGGTGGCGCAAGGCCCTATAGGTCATAGCTATCTGCTCAGGTTGGGCTGCTCCCATACCGGGTTTCATCGGTATGTCCATGTATTTTTCTATGCGGCGTTTTGAGGAGGCGCCAGATATCAGTTTTGTAACGATTTGGGAAACCACATCTGCAACAGCAATAAGACGTATGCGGCCTTGCTCGAGTTTTTGTTTCGAGTGTGGCTCGTTTTTGTCCATGTAATGCCATATGCCACCCACACCCCAATTAAACAGGGTCATAGGGTCAAAGACATAGTCTCGCTCTGAGATATCGTAAGAACCAAGTGGTTTAGGACATTCGAGCCAGGCAAGGCGGGCATGTATGGCCCAATGATACTTGGTGCCATGCTCGTCCCAAAGGTCGGGAATGGCAAGGGCGCCACACAGAAATCCCCATGTGTCGCAGGCAAAGCTGTGGGAGGGGGGAGCTACGGCTGTGGCTATATGCTGGTCTATGAAGGTGAATGCAGCGTCCGGTGAGGTTGAATGTGCGCGCACATACTCACGCATTTCAGGCGCAAGAGCCATAAGGTTGACACGCATTTTCTCGATCTGGGAGTGTGTGTGTATGGGCCTAGCTCCATCGCCAGTGCCAACCCGCGGGTAGGTCTCGTTGAACCAACACATTGCACGGAGTCTAAGGAGCACATCACACATTAATGCACGGGTTGCACCCTGATCAACTAAGATCTTGGCGTTGTTAGCATACCCCATCTGTGTATATGGCAGCCCTGGCGACTTGTCCATGCCAATGTTATCGGTCACAAACTGCAACAGCCGAGGGGAGTACGTGTCGTACAACGCGGAAACAGAGGATTCAGTTGTGACTATTGTTGTCAACAACTCGTGTATCCACTCAGGGTTCCTGAATCCGCAGTCTGCTGCAAGCAGTTCATCAACGACTTGTTTGTTCGCAGTGGCGAAAGGTACCACAGAACGTGGCTGTTCCCAATCGGTGCCTCGGTTCATGATTTTATCATTATTAACGGGCGGAGGCAACGCCAAGTAGTCACGCGTATGGTATACAAAACTGGCGTGTATTGCATCAGGCGTGGGTTCTGGATAGCCAAATTGGTCGACCACGCGTGGAAAACTCGCCTTAACCCAGGCATAGAACGGGCTGGACATGAACACCTTGCGGTTCCTGGGGCGTATCCCAGCAATTGTTCCGTAGGGTTCGGGGGTTCCAGAAAGGCTTATCGCACCTTCTCGTTGAAGAGTAAAGCGAGATGTGAACCAATCGCCCAAAGTAGTTGCCGTCTGATTGACGGTGTATTCATTATGGGCATAACGCGGAGACTCGGCTGGCAAAGCGAGTGCTGAAACTGTGCGATCTCGTGCCAGGGAGGCATGGTCGTATCTTTCAGCAAGAGGCCATGCGAAGAATTCGTAGCGGCCATGGTGGCCGGTTTCACCACCGTAGTCACCATGGCGTTGGTCCCACTCATCTTCGAAACGCGCGTAATCATCATCGTCAGCGTAGCGGGCCAATGATTCCCGTATGGCGTGCGCGTCGACAAACTGACCATACGTCAGCATGGTTTGTTGCACGTAGGCACCATCATCGGCCCACAGGTACGCGATCATACGACCACCACTATCGTGTTCAACGGACATTGACACGTTAGCAGTGCCAGCCCACTTGTGGATAGCATCCGCTATATTATTGGCATGGCCCTGTGAGCCGCTTTTGGCATTACGGGTGTCAGGATTGAGATAGTCGTCAGAGAAGTTTGCCGACCGTTCGTTCAACTGGTTACGACGAGCTTTCGTCATGCGTGCATTCATACGTTTAACGGAATCATCCGTTTCGTACTTGTACATTTTGCGGGCATAGTCGTCCCAGTTAGGACTCTCATGGCCTTCGTAGCCACGGTTAACCTTCTCAACGGCGACAACGGTCAGCGGATCAACATTTATCGGTTGGGTAACAAACCTGTAGGCGTCGCTGGCCGTTTTCTCAGGCAGGCCATTCTTCATTATCATAACGTGCATACGAATAGCGTGATATGACGTGCCACGGTTATACGGTTGACTGACAGCATCGCCAGCAAAGCCGAACGTGTGCATGCCTATAGGCACGCGCAACCCATTTTGCAGTGTTGTAAAAATAGGAGCCCCTGAGTCACCAGGAGAGGTATTTGCCTTGTACTTTAGGTAAGGACCATCGGTGGTTGCACTGCCAGGGTGCACGAGATAACTATTGTCGGACCGGACGATAACACGAACGTCACCATTTGGTGGTATAGGATACCACTTTGTGGGAGCCAAACCGCACAGATCGCTGCATAGCCGTTTATGACCTGATACCAGACTGCAAATGGCGTAGTCATGGAATTCACGTCCACTGTATGCGTGGAGACGCCACGCGCACATACCCATCACGTTGGTCTTACCTTCGTATGTTTTCAAGACTCCAGAAACGGTACGCTTGAGCTGGAAAGTTGTGGACTTAACCAGAGAATCCCAGGTGTGCGCCGTAGTCATGAAAAAGTCTTCGGGACAATTGGCCATGTAACCTGCCAATATAGGGTCCTTGACATAATTCATTACAAATGTTGAGCCCTTGTTAGTGCCGTCGATTCCATTAGCCTGTACGGTTAAGAGACCTGTGCGTTCACTGGGGTCGGGTATGTAGGATGCTTGGTTAGCAGTCACCTTCTCTTCGTGTGAACCCGGCTTGACGTCTACGTAACGGACGTCACCGTTGGTATTAGCCACGGCAACTTTCTTGGTTATATTACCATCCACGTCTTTGACAAACACAGGCGAGCCTACCGGCACGTACACTGCATCATCAACCGCGGTATGTACAACTACGCTCGTCCTAGTCTTGTATGCAGTGTAACCCCAGTCAGCCAAATATGTTAGCAGCATGGTCGCAGCATTAATTAGAAACACTGCTACTAAACATATTAGCAACATAGGGTTGGTGCGTACAAGTTGGACGTAGACGTTGCATACGCCTGCAAGGAGAATAGCCGATTCATAAATTGAACTGACTATATTGTCGTGTAGTTCCTGAAACCAGAACAGAACGACAGATACGAAAAGGGTGTAAACAGCAAGGAACACGATCATCCGCATAAGTGTAGCCGGTTCAAGGACCCGACCTTCATGCTGTCCGACTGATTGGTCATCGTCAGGTTCCATGATATCACGTTTAGCCGTCGACGCGGCAACTGCGAGGGGGGATACGGTTGTTGAGTGTGTCTCTCCAACACTAGGTGATACAGGAGTCTGTCCGAACAAGACGGGTGGGACAACCAATTTAACTTCAGTAGCCTTCTTCAACAGGTCTTTCAATGATGCTATTTCGGCATTCTTAAGATCAACCGCATGAGCTGATTCTTGTTTCAGTTTCTCTATTTGGGCCCGTTGCTCTGCCACAACGGAGTCGATTCGTTCATCTCTCTGCTTCTTGACTTTCAGAACTTGTATTTTCTTGTCTGCTATCGCGTCATTCCCAGGAACCTGAGGTAGGTCTACCAAGCCCACTTGTTGTGCCTTCCAAGCCGTCAGTTGCTGGGACATGTCCCGAGCTATGGTAGCGGCGAGCTGTTTAGACCTTTCATCGGCTTTAGCCTCGAATTCTTTCCGGACACGTTCCTCAAAAGACGTACGCTCGGCTTGCATTGCACGAAGCTCATCGGTCAATTTCTTAATGCTGTCGCCGGCTCGCGTATTAGTAGCAATTATGGAATCTTGAAATTCCTTGCGTAGTTTAGTGAGCTCAGCCTTAGCATTATACTCTATAACCTGTTTTGCTTGTTGGGCTGCAGTGATGTCCAAACGGATGTCAGAGGATTTGGTCTCATGGACCCCTGCGGGACCAGTTTTTGACATCGGTTTGTTCGCAGGAGGTTGCATGGTACTAGAATTCGGCACGAACGGCGTCGCTACCACTTCGTCAGAAGTGGGGTTCGCACTGCTCAGTGCAGGTACAGTTGGGGAAGGAGTGGAAGAGGGGTTGGGGGGGGAGTGCGGTGTGACGGGTTCAACGCCCTGTGGCGCTACCACTACGGGTCCGCTCTCAGGCACTGGTGAAGCACCGCTGACGCTAAGGTGAGCGTCCAAAATCCGCATAACAGATCTCCATTCCGTGCCTTGCGCTAACAGCAAGTCACATCCATAATAGTCAAGGCCACGGTGTTTGAAGGTAAACCGTGGCGTTTCCGGTATCGTATGGTAGACACCGTTTTGTCCGCAGTTAGAGCACCGCTTGATGTAGCGGTCAATCTGCGAACGGGCAGCCCATTGAGTACGTTGGATATTGTACGAAAC